TCCTCTTCGCTCAATCGGGTTAATTCGTGGGCGGTGGAAATACCAATATTGCCCTTTTCCAACTCCTGCTTAAATTCCGGGGATAAATTATTGTCTATTGCTTCCATTCTGCCAATCTGTGTAGTGGACGTATTGAGGTATTCCGCCACAATTTCACGAATACGGCCCATTTTCTCCCTTTCGTAGCAAGGGCAATTAACGCCTTTTGCTTCCAAGTATGTAGCCTTGTCCTCTTCACTCATTCCCTCACACTCGCAACCGTCTACGCAACGGAATTTACAACCTCGGCAGTAATCCCCGGCTTTGATTGCTTCTTTAATCTCGGTATCAAGTGCTTTCTTATACTCGGTAAGGATTTCTTTTAATTCCTTTGCCTGCTGCACCTTTTCCCAATCGCTTAACTGTCTTGCGGTGGCATTTGTGAGAATAAGGCTTAACTTATCCCTTATAGCGTCTGATTCCGTTTCAATGCGACAAGGTACATATCTGTACTCTTCCTTGCCCTCTGCTATCAGCTTCAAACTTGCCAATCTACGGCGGTGTCCTGCGATAACCTCATACTTACCGTGTGCTTCCGGCTTAACTACCAAATTCTGCTTGATACCGCCTAATAATTCGATAGCGTCCGCCAAATCGTTAATATCTTCGGTTGTATAGAAATTGTCTTTGCTCGGCATTAAATCCTCTGCGTCAATCATCACAATATCAAAGGTGCTTTCCTGTTTCTCTGCCGGTCCCTCTGCCTGTGTATTCTTTTCGGGTACTGCTGCCCCTTTGCTCTTTCCGTTCAATAAGTCATTAAGGTTAAATCCTGCCATTTCCTTTTACCTCTCTTTCCGCTCTGTGTGGTATTGCTACCTGTGATTCGTCCGCTCTGCTTACTTTCTCGCCTGCGATTCTCTTAATTATCTTTTCCGCCATTTCGTCCGCTACCATTCGTGCTACTACGTCCGTCTGCTCGTCAAGGCTTTTTCTGCTTTCTATCTCATGCCGTAACTCTTCTATGTAACGGTCTGCTTCCATCAACCTATCCTCTAAGGCTCTGCGTTCCTCTCTAAGGCGGTTATATTCTTCTAAAGGGATTTCCACGGTCGGACCCTTAAACTGCCATTCAAGAAACGCCTTGTATTCGTCTAACGGCACTTCCACGGTTGGCATTGCTACTACTTGTGCTTCGCTCACTTTCTTTTACCTCTCTTTCTCGGTATGCAACCCTCGCAATCCTCGGTATCCCTTAATTTGCTGATTTTGCAACCGCCTGTATGCTGATACGCCTTTGTAATGTGCTTACTGCAATTTGTATTATCACATCTGCTATCGCAAAACATAGGGTAATTGTCTGTATTGATAAAAATGATTCCTCCCATTATCTCCTACCTCCTGCTACCCTGCGATTTACAAAGGCGGGTATCTGTATTTCTCTTTGCGGTTTAGTGTCCGAATCGGTCACAATGCCTTTAATCTGCTGCATTAACACGCCTGCTACTTCCTCTACCGCCTTGCGTCTGCTTAACTCTTCTGCTACCTGCTTCAACTCCGTTTGTAATCTGAAATTTTCCGCTATGATTGCGTTGTATTCCTCCACGGATATATTGATATAGCTACTTCCCTGTGTTCCAAACTCCTTTACTGCTAAATTTGACATACTCGCTACCTCCTGCTTATGATATTTTACTTTGCACTATCTGTACTCTTTTCCTGTTTCTTTATCCCTTAGAACGATACGCCCTACCAACTCAAACCCTGCAAGGCTTATAATCTGCTTTAACATTGTGATAAGGCTTGTTACTGCTGCGTTACGTTCTCTTGCTTCCTGTCTTTCCTCCTTGGCAACCGCTCCCAATGCTTCGCCTGCCGTTGGGTCGGGATAACCCTCTTTGTTTCTGTAACCTCCCATGCTATACCTCCAAATACTCTTTTACAAACGCCTTATAATCTCTAGCGGCCCCGGAACGTGGGGAATACTCCATAAGGCTTTCATTGGTAAATGTTACTTCGTCCGCCTTTTCCGTCCTGCGGATATGTGTTTTAAATACCGGGTAACGCTGATTCTGTAACCACTCTTCGCCCTGTCTGCATACATCACGGTTATAGAACATAGTCACAAGGCAACCCCTAAATTTTAATTTCGGATTAAGCTGCTTTGCATTGTTTATCTGCTCTTCCAATTCGTCCATACCGTCAAAGGCGTATCCGTCAATCTTAATCGGTATAATAACTTCGTCTGCTGCCACAAGTGCATTGATAACCGATATATTTATATCCGGCGGACAATCAATAATACAGTAATCGTAATTATCCTTTACCCTCTCCAATTCCTTAGAAAGGATTGTTGCCTGGTCCCTCTCTTCGTCCTTGATAACCATTAAATTAGCGGTCAAAAGGTGCATATTGGCAGGAATTGCATATAATCTCTCGGTCGCCGTTTCCTGCGTTACCTCTTCTATTGCCTGCTGCCCTGTCAGAATATCCGCAAGGCTCGGATTGTCGTAACTCCATACACCGCAAGCCTTGGATAAATTACCCTGCTTGTCGTTATCAATCACTAAAACCCTTTTGCCGTAATCTGTGGCTAAGATATGAGCCATATTGACCGTAGTTGTTGTTTTGGCACAACCGCCTTTCATGTTGATAATTGCTATTGTTTTCATTCGCCGTTACCTCCTGTTAATATTTTCTGTACTTCTTTAAAATCAGCTTTCTTTAATGCTCTAAGCAGTTTCGCCCATATTGCCCCGGCTTGCCTGCCTAACTCCTGTTTCATAAATTCATAATCCGACTTGGTAAATCTGCTTTTCATCTGCTCTATAAATCTTGCCGTCATAAGCATTTCTGTACCGCATAGGGTCTTTACTCCATTTTTGAAATACTCCCTATCCTCTTTTGACATTGGTATTTTCTGCAATTTGCTACCTCCTTGCACACTTTATACAATCTCTAAGGCTTTAGGCACTCTATAAAGTGTGCAATAGCCTTGTTGGGTGGACTTCTTGCCATAAATCCACCGCCTTTCTCGGCATTTGTGATAGGCGTTGCAATTTTTCACATTAAAAAAGTGCTAAAAACTTGTTGACCGACCGTACACGCTCTGGTATGGTGTACCCACCGCTATTTTTTCGCTTATCCCCGACTTAGGCTATTGGCTTGCCCTCGTCAGAAAACAGGTTGCCGACCTGTCTTGACGGCACGGGGCGGTTGCCCCTGCCGTTTCGGCTATTTGTATCGGGTTAGGCGTTAAGTGCTTCGTAAATATCCATTCCTAAATCATTTCTTATCTGCTCGTCTTTCATAGCCACCATAAAGAAACAATTTGTTAAGATTCCTACCTTGACCTGTTCCCACTCTTCAAGGCTCAATCCTTTTTCCTCTGCCTTTTCGGCTAACATTGTCATAACCTCTTGTGCCTTATCGTTATTTGTAAGGATTTCTGCTATTTTATCAACTGTTTCCTGTGTTCTCTTCATCATGTCTTGATTACCTCCGTTTTGCTTTCCTTTGATGATTCTATTATATACTTGTGCAAGTATAAAAGCAACCCGGTATAATCAACAAATATACTTGCATAAGTATATACTTTCTTTGTGCATTTTGTATACTTGCACAAGTATTTAATCCTGATTATGTGCTACAATCTTCTTTGCTTCCAATTCCTGCCGTTTTTCTTTCAAATACTGCATATATTCGCCGTAGGTCATGCCCGGCGGTACTATCTTCTGTTGTATCTGCCTTGCCTGCTGCACCTTGCGGCTTAATACTGCTGCCTTGGTTTCCCTCTTGGGTGCTTCCTGCTTCGGTGGCTCTACCGCCACTATCCCTAACCGCCTTGCCTGTCTGTTCGGCTTTGCGGTATTGTATGTAATCCTGTTATCCTGCTTAAATGGTATTATCTTGCGTTTGCTTTTCTTCTTTCCCATGCTTACCGCCCCTTTCCAATTCGTCCGCAATCTCTATAAGGCTTTCCATACATTCCCTTATATTGCCGTCCGTTCCTGCTGTAATGCTTAAAATACTGCTTATCTGCTTTAATCTCTTGATATGTTCGGGGGTAACTGCTGCCCTTTGTAAGCACTCCGGGCAGATTTCCACAACCTCCAAGGCTTTTTTACCGCATACATGGCATTTACTCATTTTTCCTTATCTCCCATTTCTCGGCGGTCATTTCCTGTGATTCCTCATTGAATACCAACCGCATAAAACCTTTACAATCTAAACAAGTACCGTGTCCTGCGTTGCTTATCCCTAATTCGTGTGCTATGGACTTGCAGGCGTATTGTTCTTTACCGCAATAAGGGCAGATTATTTTATACCGCTTTCTGTTATCTTCCATGTAAAATCTCCTTTACTTCTCGCCACGTTAATATAAACAATGCCGTATATCCAATATTCACATTTAAAGCGTAATGCACAAGACCGATAATAAACATAAGCACAACGGCAATTACAAACGGTATCAGCTTTTCTTTTACCCAATACTTAAATACTGCTTTATAAAATGCTTTCGTTTTCTCTTTCACTTGCTACCTCCAACATTCCTAATACGTCTAAAATGCCTAAATAGACCCTTTCCGCACAAAATACGCATATACTGTTACCTATTGCCCTATAACGTGCCGTATCGGCTATTTCCGTGCCGTCTGCACCGTATTTAGTCCAATTATCCGGGTATCCCTGTAACCTCTCGCACTCAACCGGGGTTAATCGGCGTATGATGTATATTATTTTCTGTACGGCTTTCTTTAAAATGTCTTTTATACTCTTAGGCTTGTTAGGGATATTCTCCTTTGTCCTGTGGCTCTCGGTTACTATGGTTTCCGACCCTCCGCCGTAAGACCCCCCCGCTGCCCTCAAAGTGCCGTTAATCTCTGTTTCACGGTATCCGCCGTGTTGGTTTTCCTCAAAGGCTCTT